CCTGTTTGTGTTGTTGTGATTAAAGGTGTTCCCATACCGCCTTGTAATAAACTTAGTTGTTGTGGTCCATAACCTAGCGCTCTTTGGAACTCGCCTCTTGAAGCATCTATGCCTCTTTGTTGTAGCGCCTGCTGTTGCGCGCCTATACCACTTAACAAACCAAGGTTTTGTAGTTGTGATCCTTGTAAACCACCAAGCAAACCAGCTTGTTGCTGTCTTGCTCTTAGTTCTAGTTCTGGGGCAAACATAGCTAATTGTTGCTGTCTTGCTAGATCGCTCTCCGCCGCCCTCTGCGCTTGCTCGAAACCAGCTTGTCGTAAGTTTGCTGCTGTTCTTGCCTGTGCTTCTATAAATGGTCTTTGTGATTCTGATTCTAACAATGCAGATCGTGAGCCACCAAATGCGCCAGCCCTAATTGCTCTATCCTGCGCGCCACCACGCGCTATATCTGCCTGTCTTTGTATATCGCCTAGCGCTTGATCTATTACTTGTTGTTGAAACGGCGATTGATATTGTTCTATCGGCGCATCTAATAATGATCCTACTTGACCAGTCATAGGTCTTTGTTGCTGCGCTAGTCCTTGTAGGGCTTGCGTAGGATCAAACGCCATACCAGATTCAACCAGTCCTCTGGTTGTCTCAAACTGCTGTAGTTGATCTGGATTAAACCCAGCGACCATTGGACCTGTATAGGGTATAAATGGCTGCTGAGAGAGTCCTCTGGCTCTGCCAAATAGTTCTTTAAATTGTTGTTCTTGGAAAGCTGGTAAACTAGCTTCCTGAACTGTTGTGGTTTTTCCTTTGCTCATAAGTCTTTTCTAATTAAATATTCTGTTTCAAATCCAAGATGTTTTATTTTTCTAATCCATCCTTTTCTACCGCCACCATAAAGTCTTTTTATACCTGCCGCCTTTGCAAATGCTTCTATTGACGGCAACATTTCCTCTAGTTCTTTATAGTTACCACCACAAAACAAAAGGTTTAACGCTTTTACTTGTGGATATAGTACAAACTCTGTTATATAAGCAGACCTTTTGCCTGGCCATAAGTGGAATATTCCTGATCTTATTTTATCCTCTATATCGTCTATTGTATAGGAATCTTGATACTTTACTGCTTTTTCAATAAAGGGCTTACATCTAGCCCATTCTTGTTCCCAAGGCTGTTTTTCTTGTGTTTTAAGTTCTACTACTTTATTAGTCGCCTTTTGCATACTCAATTAAACTTGCTGTAACATACAATTTGTTTGCAGCAGCAGCAGTTACCTTTAATATTTCGCCTGCTTTAACTACCAAACTCTTTGATAAAAGTTCTGCTGTAGTATCAGCTGCGATAACGTGTTCGTTGTATAAACTAAATACATTACTAGATGTATCAGTCAAAGTTAAAATGATGTTTGTTTGACCAGATGTATTGTTGTTGACCAATATAGATTCAACAATAGTAAAATCAAATGCTGTTCCAGTAGGGGATGTATAAAGTGTAGTGGCATTAGTCGTTGTAAGATATACTTTTGCGTTGTCAGCTTTTTGTAGATACTGTCGTTGTGAAGATAGATCCATTATCTTCTGCCTCTGTTACGCAAGTTTAATCTTATGTTGCCTACTTGAAAATCTTGTGTTGTGCCACCTGTTACTGTCATTTGCACCTGTCTTGCAGTAAATCTAGCATCTGTATAACCATCTGTTTCAAATGTAAAGCTGCCAAAATCTGTTTCTGATCCAAGTGGCGTAAACTTACCTTTAAAACTAATTGTTACACCAGGTAAAGTATTTGCTTCTTCGTCTGGTATGATTTGATTGCATTGAACATAGTTGTCGCCGTTGCCTAATTCTATTGGTCCAGTCGTGCAAAATGGCACGCTAGTTCCTAGATTTGGTGATGCGTCAAGTGTTGTGGATTCATGTTGATAGATAAAACCGCTTGAATCTCCAGCGATAGGAAAGTCAAACACACCTTGATCTATCCAACATCCTCTGTCTAAAGATCCTATAGCCCATGTGTTTTCTCTATAATTCCAAATAATATATTTGTTGGGTAAATATATTCCATCACCTACTGGGAAACCCCACCACAATTCGTTAAAGTTTGAGTTGTGTCCACCCCAACAGGCTTTTCTGCCTTGCACATTTAGGTTGTCATATACAAAATCATGCACATCACATGGTATTTCTCTAACTGTGCCGTCATACACAAAGAATGAGTTTTCGCCCATCCATGATAAAAAGTTACCTGTAGGTACTACAGATCTTCTACTTACAGCCTTACAGTTTGATCCTGCTGCTGCAATACCATAAACAAATGGCGATCCTGTATAGTACATTCTATCTATACCAGTATCACTAAATATAATTACATCATTTTGGTATTTAACACCAAGCAAGGCTCTACCGCCTGTTGGTATTTGTAAATCACCAGCTGTGTTTGTAGGGCTTGATGTCCAAGTATTACGATCTTCTCTATCTGACCATGCTATTTTTCTTGGATCTCCGCCTGATCCTATGGCAACCAAATGCCTTTCATTAGTAACTAAAATAGCTTGACAGCCAGTAGGTGCATTTGTAACAACTGTTCCTATAGTGTCTGCTGTACCGCCTGAAACTGGTCGCCACTTGTAAATTTTGCCATCACCAGAAAAACAAAATATTAAATCTTCGCCCCAGTTGTCAAATGAAAAATGTCCAGATGCTAGTGCTAATCCAGATTGTGAACGTGCGTCGCCATAATCTTCAACGCCCCATTGATAAGCACCATATCCAAGAGGATCATTTGCAGCATCATTAACAAAACCAGATGGTGTTATGTTTATTACGGAGTTTTTGTATAAAACATATACTTTTTGTCTTGTACCAATAGCTAAAATAGATTCGCCTGTATTGTCTGCATAAGCATACATACCTATAGGCTCGCCGTCTAAGGCTGTTGCTATTAGTTTTGACCAACCGCCTATGGGTTTGAGAAACCCATTTTCAAAGCGTATTAGATCCCCGTCAACCCAACGGCCTTTGTTAGCATAATCAGTACCATTTTTAACTATGCCAGCTGGAGGGGTTACAGGCAAAAGGGCCATTTTAACTATTTGATGTTATATATGCTTTGCCAGTTGTAACAGCTGTATTGCAAGTATCTTTTTTGCTATTGGTAGAATCAACAATATTTGGTGTGTCATCATCACTATCTACTGGTTTGTAAAGCAAGATAGTTTCTAAATGATCTACATTTCTTTGCACCACTTCATTGATTTCAGCTTGTGTCCAAGTTCCTGCTACAGCGTTTCCATCTGTATCAGTTGTACCACCTGCGTATATTGATTTATTACCATTAGTTTTAATGTCATCAATTACTGTTACGCTATCAAGTCCTGCTGTTAAACATTGATTTACTGTTTGTGCCATATCATTCTCCTTTTAAAGTTTTTATTTCGGCTTTTAGTTCATCTACTTGTGTAGACAGTTCTTGTACTGCTTTAATTAATGGATGAACAAACATACCTTGTGCAATTTTTTGCGAGCCATCTGTGTCCTCTTCCCATCCACCAAAAGTATCAACACCTTCTATATCAAGTGCTGCTTTTACTTCTTGGGCAATCATTCCATGTAGCCTTGTTTCGGTGTCCATGTGATTTTCTGTTTGACTGTAATCTTTATAATGTTTTGGAAACTCACTATTTGGTTTCCAATTAAACTTAACAGTTCTTAAATTATTTATAAATCTTAATCCTAGAGTGTCATCTTCAATATTAGTTTTTTTGTGTAAGTCTGAGTTTCTCGCCCATGTTGCATTAGAGTTAAAGCTATTAGAAATAACATTAGAAGCAGCACCTATAGAAACTTGAAAGTTTGAAGTACCTGCTATGTTATCTCCTATAACAATTTGATTTTCACTAGTAGCTGCTGAAGTATCAGAGGACCTTGCACAAATAACAATATTTTGTCCACCTGTAGTAATACTATCTCCAGCACCTCTACCGATACAAGTGTTATTACTACCTGTAGTACTAAGAAGTAAAGCACTATTTCCAATCGCTACGTTATCACTACCTGTTGTGTGATTAGCCAGAGCATTAAATCCAACAGCTACATTTTCGTTACCTGTAGTACAAGCCTTTAATGCATTTGAACCTATGGCTACAGTATCATAACCAGTTGTGCTAGTTTCCATTGCTTTGTAGCCTATAGCTACTACCCCTGTTGTTGTCAAAGATGTTGCAGCACTATAACCAACAGCAACATTTGTACCTTGCGTAGTTACTGCATCTAATGCACCTGCTCCGATTGCAACACTTTCGGAACCTGTAGTGATTGATGCTAAAGCATTATTACCAACTGCTGTATTGTTACTTCCAGTTGTGTTGCCATTCGCTGCTGTTGTACCAACCGCTACATTGCTACTTCCTGTATTATTAAAAAGTGCTTGTAAACCAATACCTACATTATTTGAACCTGTTGTGTTTGCTCCTAAAGCATGAACGCCAACCGCAGTATTATTTGATGCTGTGGTGTTAGCATCTAAAGAGTAAGCACCTAAAGCAGTATTAGAACTACCAGTAGTATTAGATTTTAAAGTATCAGTACCAAAAGCAACATTTGAAGCACCTGTGGTGTTTGCACTTAAAGCATGAACACCAACTGCTGTATTTTCTGATGCCGTAGTATTAGCATCTAAAGCTGCTGTACCAACTGCTACATTTGAAGCACCTGTCGTGTTTACATCTAATGAACCTGCTCCTAGTGCTGTATTATTTGCACCTGTTGTATTAGCGTTTAAAGCATTAAAACCAACTGCTACACAACTATTTGCTGTGGTGTGTGATTCTAAAGCTAAAGAACCAACTGCCGTATTTGAAGCACCTGTAGAATTATCAGATAGAGCATTAAAACCAACTGCTGTGTTGTTACCTGCTGTTGTAGCAGAAAATAATGCATTTTTACCAACGGCTGTGTTGTAATCGCCTGTTGTGTTTGTTTTTAAAGTGTTATTGCCTAAAGCTGTATTGTCAAATCCCTCAGTATTTGCTTGTAAGGCTTCTTTACCAACAGCAACATTATTTGATGCTGTAGTATTATTACCTAAAGCATCATAACCGATTGCTACATTACTTGAACCAGTTGTATTTCTTTGTAAAGAGTATGCTCCAACTGATACGCTATCACTTCCTGTAGTGTTCAACGTCAATGCTTTAAAACCAAATCCTGCGTTATCATTACCACTTGTTAAAGAAGCAAAAGCACTATTACCAACACCAGTATTATTAGAAGCACTTGATAAAGTACCTGTACTTGCATTTTGACTTATTAAAATACTGTCAGTAAAGTTTGTAGCATCAGCTAGAATACCAAGATTGTTTACTGTGCCGCCGCTAATTGCTCCTGTGGTGGTAATATTAGAAGATCCGTTATCTATAGCACCAAAGCCAGATGTAATTGAACCACCATTTAATGCGCCCACGCTAGTTATGTTTGTTTGTGCTGCTGTAGCCAATGTACCTGTTATATTTTGTGCAAAAGTAACTTCTTGACTTGCATTTATTGTCATAGCTGGTGTTGTACCAACTGCTGATCCTAAACCAATAACTAAGCTATCTGAACTATCATCTAGTCCTACATAATAATCTTGTGCGTTGCCGTCAAAAACAAGTTTGGTATCTTCTGCACCAGCATCACCAATAGTAAGGCTTGGATTTGTACCTTTTATAATTACCGCACCGCCAAAATCTACTTGGCCCATGTCAACGGCTGTACCAGAAAGACTAAAAATTCCGTCAACTGAATCTAAATTGCTGTTAAGTTTTGTACCCCAAGTGTCAGTTGATGCCCCTACCTCTGGTTTTGTAAGGTTTAAATTAGTTGTAAATGTATCTGCCATAAAATATCCTCTATGCTGCGTCAGTCCAGGTTGTTGTTGTTACGGACTGATCTGTCCAAGTTGTTGTAGCTGGTGTTTGTTCTGTATAATTGGTTGTAGCTACAATCTCATCTTCCCATTTTAGACCACCTAAAGCAGAAAAACCACTTGTTTGTGTAAATGTAGCTGAACCTCTGTCTATTTGTCTGCCGACAGCAACAAAACCGCCTACGCCTGCAATAGTAGATTGTCCTTTAAAGGTAAACCTACCCTCTGCTGTCATGTTAGAAACTACAGGTCCAATACTTGCACCAAGATCAATTTGATGTCCTGTAGCTGTCATGCCAGATGCAGCTGCTATGACTGATGCACCTAGATCTATTTGTACTCCAGATGCGGTCATGCCTGATGACGCAGCTATGGTTGCTACGCCGTCATGTATAAGTGTGCTATCTGCGGTAAATCCTGATGATGCTGCTATCGTAGAAGCACCCGTAATAACAAATCTACCTGTTGCTGTAAGGCCTGATGTTCCTGCAATAGTTGATGCGCCTACTATTACAAAGCGACCTGTTGCAGTTAAAGATGATGATGCAGCAGCCGTAGCTTCTGCAAACTCGTAAGATGGTGTTCCCCAATGGCTTCTGCCGTATTTACTAAAGCCGTAGCCTACTGAGGCCATTGTATTAAGCTAATGTAATATCTAAGTCGCCAGCATCAAATCTAAAAACATCACCGCTGCTTACTGTTTTGTTTGCAGTAAGAGCCGCGTAAGCAAGTAGATTACCACTTGATGATGCGTCAAAAATACCAACCGCAACTACTGTTCCATAGTCTGCTGTAGCTGTTGGATATTCAACCGCTGCTGCGTTTGTTGCTGTTGTTGGGTTTGTGCCAGAAACATTAAATGTAGCTGTTTGTCTTGCGTATGCGCCACCACTAACCTCTGTACCACCACCAGTATCAGTTGGTGCTGAAGTATATAAGGCAACGTGTAAAGTTGTTGGTGCTGTAAAAGCATTACCACCAAATACATGATCCAAAACTTTATCTTCTAAATAATCACTAAATCCAGACATTTATATTCTCCTAATTGTTCTTCATATAATATATGTTTTTACCAGCTTTGCCATAAGTTTTTCTTCTTTGCATAAGAGATCCTTTGCCAAATTCTGCTTTTTCTTGTTGTAACCTTATTTCTTCTAAGGCTTTTTCAAACTGTTGTGTAAATAAAGGTATTCTTTCATCTTCCATTAAAAAGACTGATGCGTGTTTTAAGGCACCATAAAGATATGCGTCTGGATGATTTAATGAAACAAAATTTGTTGTATTACTATCACTCAAAGCATCTATCTTGCTGTAGTAAGTAAGTTGCAAGGTATAACTTGTATCTGGTGTTGGTGCTAATTCTAAACTTTTGTCAACGACTGCATAATAAATTGGTTGACCGCTTGAATTGTTATTTGATTTTCTATACACATCTAATGATTCTATTGACTGTTGAAACAAAGGTCTAAACTCATTTGATGTAATTTCTATATTGATTGCTTCTAACCAATCAGTTGGTAAAGTAAGATATTGCGCATCAGCTGTAGCAGTTGCACGTTTTATCATATCTTTTGTTCTTAATCTTCTGTTGAGTTCGCCCTCAGTAGCGTCAATAAAAAAATCTAATTGATCTGTTAAATCAGATCTATTTAAAAAATTAGCTATATTTGTCTTTAATTCTGCGTATGTCATATTCTTCCTTTCCAGGTTCTAAATGGTTTATTGTCAGGATCATTCAACCATTTTTTCAATGCTTTTTTATCATTGATTGATCCGTCTCTAACCATCTGTTGATATATTACCATAGGAATCTCTGCAACATGACGAAATTCTTTGCCTGGTTTGTATTCAGACAAATTTTTTACATAGTCTAGGGTGGGTTGTATGTTTTGTTTGGTATGACAAATCATCTTATCATCTTCAGTAGCAAAGATGTTTTCACTATTTTTAGAATAATCTAATACAGTTTTATTTGCCATAATAAAGTGTGGGGGCATACACCCCCACATTACTAAGTATTAACCACCGTCAGTTGATGAAACTTTAACATCAGCAATAATACCATGTGCTGCTTCATTCTTCATTTCAAGTCCGTATTCTACGACTATCATTTTAGTTTGAGCATCACCGATTGTGCTTATGTCAATGGTTTCAAAATTTCTGAGGTATGCTACACCAGCAAATTCTGGATCTAACAGATGAACTGCTTGTTCTCTACTTCTGTTTGATGGCACAACTTGTAGTTCGCCAAAATCACCTGAGTAGATAGATACAGATGCTTCAATAGTGTTTGCATCCACAAACTGTCTAGCCTGTGATCTACCTGTGAAACCAGAAATAACAGATTTGTTATATGGTCCGCACATTAAGATTGATGGTTCAGCACCACTTGTAAAACATTGTTGCTGAACATCTTTTAGTAAGGCTTCAGTTAAGTCTCTTCTAGTACCATTAGTTCTAGCAGCAGAAGCAGATCCGTTAGCGCCGTCAGATGCTTTATTCACATTGGTTTGATACCATGATTCTAAAGATCTAGTTTGTCTAACAGTTCCAGCTGCACCTGCGTTTTTAGCAATATTCTGTGTAAGGGCTTCTTCCATATCTCTTTTGAGGGCTTTTGCCATCAAAGCTAATTGGTGTGCCATTTCAGAATTCTTGCCAGCTGCATCAGATGCATCTTGCGATCCTGTTACTGTTGCGTCTCTTGAAGAGATCATACATACATTAGATTCTCTGACAGTAGCAGTAGAAGCTGATCTACTTAACTCAAAACCCTCTAACTGTCCAGTTGAGGATGGAGTTGGTAAACTTTCTGTTTGCCAGTCAAAGACCACGTTACTTACATTACTTGTACCGACACTTGATAGAAAAGGTGTTTGCATTGGTGATATGTTATAAATTATATCACTTAGCTGTTCCCTATCAGCGGTAGCAGTATATGTATCAAAGGCATTAGTTACTTTTGCCATTTTTTACTCCTTAAAAATTATATTATTTTTTCAAATACTTTAGCCGCATCTGTAATTTTTCCAGATTTAGCCAACCTTTGTTTTGCTTTTACCACAGGAGTTGCCGTTTTTGGTCGGTTTGTTGTTCCAGGCCGTGCCACTTTTCTAGCTGGTGCTTTTTGAGTTGGTTTTTTCTTTGTGGCTGCAACTGTTTTAGAGTTTAACCAAGCATTTCTTAAACCAAGTAAAGCACGATAATCATAAACCTGTTGTATTTCTTGCGGCGTATATTCCAACGCTTTAATAGCATATTCACTAATAGCAGCTTTTTCTTTGGCAGCAACCTCTGGGTTCTGCCATTCTGGGATTAATTCAAGAAGTCTTTGATTGCCGTATTGAACTTGTTGTTTAATAAGTTCTTGCTGTTTTTGAAAATCCTCTTGTTTGATTCTTTCCTGTTCAGCACTTACTGCATTAAGTTTTTCTTTCTTTTCATCCCAAAGTTGCTTTTCGCGAACATAACCAACAGGATCATCTTTATAAAGTGTGTCCCAGTCTGGCTCATTTGCCAATTCGCCCTTTAATTGGGCTTCCATCTTCGGTAACAACTGCGAATAAATCGCATCCCTTTGCGCTACTTCTTTTGCTTGCTCTTCAATAGTTTTTCGCTGTTGAGAGAGTTCTTGTGTTTTGCGCGTATAATCTTGCTGACGAGAATAGCCATTGATAAGTTCATCTTGCGTAACCTGCTGCTCTATTCCGTTTACATTAACTGTAAACATTTGAGGTTGCTCGACTTCCTCTTCAATATTCGTTTGTTCTTCATCTAAATTTTCGTCCTCTTCTGTAGGTTCTTCTTCAACTTCTACATCTTCTTCAAGATCTTCAGTTTCTTCTTCCTCTACTTCGGGGACATCTTCGGTAGGTGTTTCCACCACCTCAACTTCTTCGTTTACTTGCTCTTCTTCCTTATCCTCTTCAGGGGTTAAAAAACTTTCAAACATAGCGGTAGTTGTTTCGCTTTCTGTTTTAAGTGCAGTCGGTTTTTCCGTTGTTGCCATATAAATACTCCTTTATTGTATTTATGAATATTTTAAACCAATATTCTACAAAAAGGGAATATTTATCCTATATTTCTTATTTTGTTTATGTGTGTTTTTGTGAGTTTACCTTTTTCTACCATGATCCGTAGATGTCTTTCAACTTCAGGTAAAAGTAATAATGATCTATGTAAATCTTCTCTGATCTGTGTGTCTTTTATATCTCTTGTGTTTAACCAAATATTGGTATATTCGTTTTTAAGATTTTCAAGTGCTTCTGCAAATACATCAGAATCAAGTATCGCTTCAGCTTGTGCAGCTTTTACAGCTTCTTCGTGCGTTATGCTCACCTAAATAAACCTGGTGTCATTCTGTTTATTGAAAAACGCCCACCAGTAGGAACTTGTGGTGTTTGTAAATTTAGAAGTCCTTGTGATACAGGTGGTATGTTTATTTGTGAAATTGCATCATTGATGTCTTTTTGTGTTACAACTTTAGATAAATCAGGTTCTTGCAAAATAGGCAAATCTTCTCTTATATCTTGTTGCATATTTTCTATTGAAAAAATACCGCCTGTTGGGCCTCCACCAAGCAAAGCATCAACATCCATTAAATTTCTATCTTCTAAACCAGCTATCATAGGCCTTTCTAAAATTTCTCTTTGTGGTGGCTTAGGTATAAAATCTGAAATATTTTCTTGTATTGGTACTTCAGATAAAATTTCATCACGTAGATTTTGTCGTAAAACATCTTGATCTATTTGAGGTA